CCTGCAGCGCGAGTGAGAGGGATTTCATCGGCAGGTTCCCGTCATGCGGTCATCGAGATCGGCGATCCAGTCCGCCCAGTCCGGCGGCACGGCGCCGACCGTCTCGGCGGGTGGTCGGGCCAGCCGCGCCTCGGCGTAGGAGGCGCAGCCCGCGTCACCACCGCCCATCGTTGCGGCGCAGCCGGTCAGCAGGATCGCCAGCGCCGCGGCCATCGCGAACCGCGTCGCGCCCGCGCTCGACGCGCTCGCTCTTGTCTTCCACCGCATCGCGTTCCGCCTCCCGTTTTCCCTTGCGCTCCCCTTCCGCGCGCCCCCAGACCCGGCCGAGGACGACACCCCCGACCGCACCCAGAGCCGCGATCATCCAGATCAGGAGATCAGCCATCGTCCTGCTCCCCGCGCGCGGCGGCGGCGCAGAGGGCGACGATCAAGACCCCGAGGCAGCCGCCCACGATCAAACCAGCAAGGAACTCAAGCATCGCCGCGGAACCCGCGCTCGATCCGGTCGCGCAGGCCGATCAGGCCGAGACCGAGGAACATGAGACCCGCTGGCGAGGCATCGCCCGAGCCGGCAAGTAGCGCGACTAGCCGGGACAGTTCCCCGAGCGACCCGGTGGCGGGCAGCGCGAGCGAGGCGATGCCGGTGAGCATGGCGAGAAGTCCCGCCCACCAGGTGAGCGAGTTGGGGCGAACGTAGCGCATGGGGGTCAGGCCCTCCGGATCAGGGTGGAGAAGAAGGCGGCCAGCCGGGCGAGCCAGCCGGTCGGCGTGTCGGGTACAGGCTTGAGGACTGGAGGCGTCGGCGACGGCCCTCGAGCCAATGCCAGAGCCTCGTCCTCGGTCAGGCGACGGATCGGCCGCGAGAAGTCCACCCGACCCGTGCGGTCCACGGACCAGACCGGGATCGTGCCGCCGGGATAGCGGCCGTGGCGGAACAGGTCGCGCTCTGCTTCCCGGCGCGGGATGATCGCGGCCGGTCGCCGCCAGTTCAGAAACGCGTCGGCGGCTGCAACGCGATTGTCGGCATTAAGATGCCGGGTGAGCGCGGCCTTGGCGATACCGCCAGTGTTGTAGTGAAAAGATACCAGCGCATCGAATTCGTGCGGCTCCACCGGCACCTTCACGGCACGCAGGACCGCGGCCTCGTAACGCGTGAGATCGGCGCGGAACACCCGGAACGCCTCGCGGATCCCGGCATCGAGATCGGCGGGCATGCCGCGCGGCATGGTGGCGGGATCAGGCGGCCCAGCCGCGGCCGTGTGGCCGATACCGAAGGTCCAGACCTGTTTCACATCGAGATAGGGTCCGGGCACGATGCCCTCGTGCCGGACGAGGGCCAGCAGGCCCCGGTCGGTCATGTGCATGGGATTACCGGAGGAGCGAGAGGATCAGGATCAGTGCCGCGACGACGAGGCCGATGCGCAAGCGATGGGCGAAAGCCTGCCGGGGGTCGGCGGGGACGCAGCGGAGGGAGCGTGCGAGGCGGAGAAGGTCATTCATCGCCGCCGCCTTCGTTGGCGCGGCGCAGTCGGGCGAGCAGCATCTCGATGAAGGCCGGCCCGAAGACGCCGACGAGATAGGCGGCGGAACCCGCCGCCCCACCCGCCGGGATCGCCTCGGGCGGAAGGCTGAGCCACGCGGTGATCACGGCCATGGAGAGACTGCCCATCCCGGCGGCGATCAGCCCGCCGAGCAGGATGTGTCGGAGCGCGTCGCGCAGATGCATCTTCGTGGTCAGCGCGTTCGTGGCGCCGCCGAGCGCGCCCCAGGCGGCGAGGATCGCGGCGGTCGAGGCCGCGAGCTCGCGCAGCACGGCCGCGACAAAGCTGCCGGTGTCGTTCATCGCCGGATCTCCAGAAGCGGAATGGAGGTGATCGAGCCGAGCCGCTCGAGGTCGAGCGTCACGTCGAGCGCATCGGTGTCGAAGCGGACTGGCACGTCGAAGGCGAAGCCTGCCGTGATGGCGACGCCCTCGGCCGGCGCAGTGGCGAGAGTGACAACACCGGTGGTCGTTTCGACGGACCAGCCGCTGAGTTGCTCCGCGCCGTCGAGGGCGATGCGCACCGTCCCCGCCACCGGCTTTGTGATCGTGCGCACCCATGTCTGACTGCCAGACGCGTAGCGCTTCACCAGCTGGAAGGCGGTCGTCGCGCCATCGCCGGTGCCGATGGCCTGGTCAGTTGGCCCCTGGCTGGCTGACGGCAGGCAGGACTTGTGGTCGCCCCAGTCCTTGAAGCGGAAGCCATGGAGCCGGCCGTTCCGCGCCTCGAAAAAGGCGACCACCGCCGCCAGATCGTCGGCGCGGCGGATGCCGTAGGCGACATCGTAGCGACGGCGCGAGTTGGCCCAGCTGGCGTTGCGTTCCTCGTCGCCCGAGGCAAGCTCGACGATCTGCGTGCGCCGCTCGGGCCCGCCCCGGGCACCCCGGCTGATGTTGTCGGGAAACCGGACCTCGTGAAACGCCATCACATGCCCCTCCGCCCGAGCGACACGGCGCGGGCGATGTCGGCCGCGACCTGCGTCCGGGACTGCCGGAAGCTTTCGGCGTCGCGGGCCATGATGGTGACGTTGACGCCGCCCGCGCCGTAGGCCTGTGCCTCGCGACGCGACAGCACCCGCTCGCCCCGCTGCAGGATCGCGGGCACCTCGTCGTGGCGAAGTCCGGCCATTCCGCCACCGTGCATTCGCGGGGCCGCGGCGAAGGCCATGGCCGGGACCATGCGGGACGGCCCGGCTGTGCCGACCATCCCGCCCGCATGCAGGACGTTGGCGAAGATCCCGCCCGCCCCGGAGAACACGCCGGAGAGCGCATTGGCGATCGGCCCGAGGATGAACCGCCGCGCCGCCAGCTGGGCGAGATCGGCCAGCAGCGAGGTGACGAGGTCTCGGAAGTTCAGCTTGCCGGTCTTCACGAACTGGCCCACCGCGTTCTCGGCCGACTGGAAGGCGCCGACGAGGCTCTGGCCGATGTCGCCGCCGATCTCGCGCGCCTTGCTGGCGTAGTCCGACAGCGCGGCGGTGACCGCCTGCCAGCCCGTGACGGTGGCCTCAGTGTCGGGCTCCGCCGCAGCGGCGGCAGCTCCGGCCGCCGCCCCTGCACCCGTCGCGGCCCGTCCCGCATCGCCGAGCGCCGTCTCGAGCCGCTCGGCCGCGCCGGTGGCCTCGGTCAGCGCGTCGGCGCCCGCCTCGTCGGTGCCGCGAACGGCTTCGCGCAGCGCCTGCCAGCTTTCGAGGGGCGCGCGGGCCCCTTCGGCCAGATCGCGCGCGGCGCCACGGTAGAGGTTCGCGGACTCGAGCGCGCGGTTGGCAGCCTCGGTCAGTCCGAGGTCTGGTGCGATGAGCGGGTTGTCCTCGAAGGCCCGGTCGAAGGCCGCCTGTGCCGCTGTCGTCGCGGCGGTTGCCGCGCCCTCGAAGCGGTTCTCGATCTCGCCCAGATCGAGGTCCGGCACCGGCGAAATGCGCCGCTCCGACCCTAGGGCTTCCAGCCCCTGATTGATCCCGCCAATGAAGCCGTTGATGCGCGAGACCACGCCGTTGAGCATCGCCTCGACACCGTCGACCAGGCTGTTGGCGGCCTGGAACGCCAGATCGCCGATGGCGGCGGGCAGCAGACCCCAGATCGCCTTAATCGCCTCGTAGGACCCTTCGAAGGTGTTCGCGGCGGTGTTGCCGAAGGCCACGACACTCTCGATGGCGCTCTGCATGCCCGACGCGGCGTCGGCCTTCAGGTCGAAGAACATCGCCGTGGCGGCTGCCCCGGCCGCAGCGGCGCCCATCCTGATCCGCTCCCAGACCTCGACAGCGACGTCCTTCAGGAGCGACATCGCCTCACCAAATCCGCCTGCTCCGGAGACGAGACGGGTGAACTGGTAGACGAGCTCGCCCGCGCCGACGATCAGCGCGCCGATGCCGGTGCGGATCAGCGCCCCGCGTAGGACGACGAGCGCCGTGGCGAGGCCGCGCACGGACAGCGCCGCGGCGGCCATCCCGGCGACCCAACGTCCCGCGAGGAAGGCCGCGAAGGTGGCGGCATAGGTTGTGAGGCGGCCAATGTTGTCGAAGAGACCGTGGATGGCGACGCCGAGCGGCCCGGTACGGCTGGCGACCGCCGCCATGGCGTCAGCGACGGCTTCCAGCGCAGGGGCCGCGGCGACGGCCAACTGGTTCGAGAGCCCGCGCCAGATGAGGCCGAGCCGGGAGACGGCGTCGTTCGTGCGCTCGATCTGGTCGGCATCCTGCTCGGAGACAACGACGCCGAAGGCGAGGACGTCCTCGGTCGCCTGGCGCAGCGTCGCCGTGTCGATCCGGCTCATCGCGATTGAGCCTTCCTCGCCGAAGAGCTGACCCGCGACCGCCGCGCGCTCGGCGGCGGGAACGAAGCTCTCGATGGCGGCGTTGATCGCGCCCACGCGCTGGTCCAGCGGCAGCGCGATCAGCTCGTTGGCCGAAAGCCCGAGCCGGTCGAGCGCGTCGGCGGCGGGTCCGGTCCCCGCGGCCGCCTGGCTGAGACGGCGGGTCAGATCCTTCGTCGCCTGCTCGATGCCGGACATCGACACGCCCGCCAGCTCGCCCGCACGCTCCAGCGTCTGGATCGAGGCGACCGTGGTGCCGAGCGACTGCGCGAGTTTCGCCTGTGCATCGACGGTCTGGAGGCCGGATCGGATCATCGCCACGCCCGCGGCGGCGGCGGCGGCCACGGCGGCCGCGGCGGCCACACGCACCTGGCGCGAGAAGGCCGCCAGCCGGGCGTTCGCGGCCTCCATTTCCCGGCTCAGCCGTCCGAAGCCGCGCGAGCCGGCTTCGCCGACACCTTCCAGCTCGGCCCGCACCTGCCGCCCGCCCACAGCCGCGAGGCGGACGCTGACGCGTTTCTCGGCCATCTGCCAGACTCCTTGCTTTCGCCGTAAAGGCGTCTTACGTTTATGCCATCGATCAAGTGAAGGTATGACCATGGCCGAGACCGCGACCCTGTCCTCGAAGTTCCAGATCTCGATTCCCAAGGCGATCCGCGCAGCGCAGCACTGGGAAGCCGGGCTGACCTTCGCCTTCATCCCGAAGG